TATTGAAGCAAAGGTTCTATGGCAGGGGCAAATGGTGGATGATAGACTGCCCGATCAATAAGTTGAAAGTAATACAAGCGAAACGAGAAACATATAAACGACCTTATTTTATTGAGGTCTTAAAACAAATAGGATGAATAGGAAATTAAAAGCAGTAGTGCAAACGGTGTTATTTGTAGCCTTGATAGGTACGTTAATATCTTTATCGTATCTTACTAATTGGAAGGTAATGACGGCAACATACACGCTAATATCATTACATTATTTATTGGTTAAATATGAAAAGTAAGGAAGCGGAATATTACGCAACAATAGTTAAAGAGGCTATTAAGGAAGCAAAGAAACGAAAAGTAAAAAAAAAGAAGTGAGCGAATTAACAATAATAAAGTGTGTAGTGTGCGAGTCTATTATAGACCACGCAGAGGTGTTTTGTTATAAGTGTGGGGTTGCATTGAGAAATCCACTATAATAGTGAAAAGTAGTGATATGGCTAAGTTTGAGAAAGGACATAAAAAAAAAGGTGGTAGAGAAAAAGGAATTGAAAACAAAATCACGCAAGACGCGAGAGAATTGTTTATTAGTATAATGGAGGGCGAAGTATGCCACGTTCAAAAGGCGTTAGCTGATGTAAGAAATGAGGACTCAGTAAACTATCTAAGATTACTAACTAATCTATTCCCTTACTTCATACCGAAGAAGACAGATGTTACCACAAACGGCAAGGATATTAACATGACAGATAGTAAGCCATTTCACGAATGGGCGGACGATGATAAAGCAGAATAAGAAATACAAAGAACTTTACACTACCGATAAAAGATATATCATCATAACGGGCGGAAGGGGTAGCGGCAAATCTTTTCACGCAAATACAGCCATGTGTTTGTTAACCTATGAGCAAGGGCACAGAGTATTGTTTACTCGATATACAATGTCAAGTGCTGAAATATCTATTATTCCTGAGTTCACCAATAAGATTGAACTGATGAATAAAGAGGAAGATTTTCACGTAAACAAAACGGAGATAACAAACAAGGTTACTGGTAGCGAAATAATCTTTAGAGGCATCAAAACAAGTTCGGGTAATCAAACCGCAAACCTAAAAAGTATTGCCGATGTTACAACGTGGGTATTAGATGAAGCAGAAGAGTTGATAGATGAAAGCATCTTTGATAAGATAAACCTATCGATAAGAACTAACAAAGCAAAGAATAGGGTTATAATGGTTCTCAACCCGTCGAATAAAAAGCATTGGATATACAAAAAGTTTTTTGAAAAGCATTTATCATTTATAGAGATTGATGGAGTGCAAATAGAAACAACCACCCACCCTGATGTGTTGCACATTCATAGTACCTACTTAGATAACATCAATAACCTTTCTGCATCGTTTATTAAAGATGTGGAAGAGATGAGAAAAACAGACTTTAACCACTATTGCCACGTTGTTTTAGGTCAATGGCTCGGTAGGTTAGAGGGCGCGTTGTTTGTTGAAGATACTTTTAGATACTTCAAAACATTGCCTGAGCATAAGCCCGACAGCGTACTTGGTTATGTCGATGTTGCAGATGAAGGTAGCGATTATTTATGCGCATTGTGGGCGAAGATATACGACGGTAAGATATATATTACAGATGCTATTTTCACGCAAGACACAATAGATATAACTTGTCCAATGGTTGCAGCTAAGATAAAAGAGTTGAATGCAGACTATACACGTATTGAGGCAAACAATCAGGGGAGTGGTTTCATTCGCTTACTTCGTCAATCGGTGCAAGAGGATAAGGTATTAAGCATAAAGAACACCGCAAACAAGCACACGAGAATATTGATGGCTTACCACATCATTAAAAATAAATTCGTATATGTTCACCCTGAGAAGCAGACAGATGAATATAGGGCAATGATGCAGCAAATATACGAGTATAAGAAAGACGGTAAGAGTAAGCACGATGATGCACCTGATGCGATGGCTGGACTGGCGAACTTCATACAAGCCTTACTGCCGCACATCTTTGAATAAAAAAAATTACCGATTACTTTTATAATTAATTTTAAAAAAAATTATTCAAATGAGTTATGTATCTAATTTAGTGGCTCGCATGTTCGGGCTTAGCACCTTCAACGGTATGTACTCGACCTCAATATACGACCGTAAGAACCCCATTCTTATTGATACGGAAAATAAACTAAGAATTTATAACACTATTCCTCATCTTCAATCTGTAATCAACCAGTTAGCCGATATGTTTAAGAACATGGATATAAAGCTATACGATAAAAAGACTGGTGAGGAGATTAAAGAGCATGAGGTATTAAACCTATTGAATAGACCTAACCCTTTGCGAACGCGCGAGGAGTTTTTATTTGAATACTATGTTTTTAAATCTGTGTTTGGCAATGCCTTCATATACGAGATTAAAGGACTACCAAGCGCGTTACCTTCGTTAATGTGGAACTTACTACCAAGCGATGTTGAGGTTATTCCAACGGGTAAGCTATACAATCAAACAACGGTCGATGGAATTATTAAGTCTTATAAGGTATATGATCAAGGCACTTACTTTAATGTGCAGCCTTCCGATATGATATATAAGAATGAGGGAGTTGGCGGTAACCTTATAACATCACAAAGTAAGATTGATTCTTTGCAGTTGCCTTTATCGAATATCATTGGTGCGCTTAAAAGTGAAAATGTGTTAATAGTTGAACGTGGTGCAGAAGGTATATTAAGCAATGAAAGCCAAGCCGATGGAGGCGCCATACCTTTAGGCAAAGAGGAACGCGATAGAATAGAACGTGAAATGAGTAAAAGCTACGGCATATTTGACGGGCAGAAGCGTAAAATCATCACCAATAGTTCTTTGAAGTGGCAGCCGATGACTTTTCCGATTAAAGACCTGATGCTATTGGAGTGCATAGAGAGCGATTTTCAAACAATATGCGCTGCTTACGGTGCTGACCGCGATATATTCCCAAGCACAAAGGGCGCAACATTCGAGAATAAAAACAACGGTGTTAAATCAACTTATCAGAATACAATACAACCGCAAGCCGATGACTTTATGAGCATCTTAAACGCTGCATTCGGTTTAGAGAAACAAGGGTTGTACTTAGTTGCTGACTATTCATATTTGCCAGTGCTGCAAGAGGATGAGCAGCAAAAGGAAGCAGCTAAGAAAACGAAAATTGAATACTTAGCTATGGCATTAAATGATGCTGTTATTGATGTGAATGAGTACAGAGCAGAGTTAGGACTTGAACCGAAAATGGATAGCGGTAAAGAAGAAATTATATCTGATAAATTATTAAACGCTCAACTTGCATTACGTGGAACGGTCGGAGGTGTTGAAGGATTGATAGGGTTAAATACAGCCGTATCGTTGGGGCAGTTGAACAGAGAAAGTGCGATTGCTATTCTTACGAATGTTTACGGCTTCGATGTAACGGTTGCCAATCAAATGATAACTAACACACCGATAACACCAACAGCGATATAGTAAAAAAAAAATTGCGAATACTTTTTGTATTTATTTTTGAAAAGAAATGGAAGAAGCGAAAAAACATATACTAAGTGAAGTCGATAAGAAGTCGGCTCATTACTCAGTTAAAAGTGCTGATGCAAACATTTTAGATGTTAGCACATCGTCCCGTATCGTTACGGGCTTTTTCAATTCTTACAACTTCTTTGATTCAGATAAAGACGTGTTAATAATGGGTTCTGCTAAGAAGTCAATAGAAGAACGTGGTGTGAATAGCACAGCGGTTGCAAAGATTAAACACGCTTTGAATCACGACCTGACAACCTTAGTAGGTAAGTTGCAAGTGATGGAAGAAACAACTAAGAATGGAATTACTGGTATTTATTTTGAATCCAAGATTGCTAACACAACACTTGGTAATGATACTCTTATCAATTATAAAGAGGGTATTTACGACAATCATTCAATAGGCTTTAAGTACAATCAACTCTCTTTAATAGAGTCGGAAAAAAATCCCGTTGCTTGGAATGAAGTATTGAGCAAGCTGGTAAACCCACAAGAAGCGGAGAAGTTCGGGTACTTATACTTAGTAAAAGAAATAAACCTTTTCGAAGGTTCAACTGTTGCCTTCGGTGCAAACTCTTTAACTC